AGTGCCTCCTAAATCAATTCCGACAAATACATTTAATTGCGCAAGGTTAAGAACAGTATTTATAAAGAGTTTATCTTCGGATATTTCATTTGAATATAGTCCCAATTTAAGTAAAGAAAGTGTCCTTTATATGATAAATAACGTATCTGAGACCATCACTGCGGATATAACAGTTACTCTACACGCGGACGTATATACAAAATGTGCTGAGGGTGGCGAATGGTACGAAGAGGTAAATGCAGCACTTAATGAGGCGAACGGATATACAGATGAGAGTGGAGAAGAGATTGCAGGCACTATAACAGGTGGTGGCAGTATTAACATTGTTTCAGCATAAAATTAATAAACTATGGAGAAGTTAGAAAAAGTAGAAGGCAAGTTTTACACGCAGAACGTGGATGATTTGCCGATAGAAGAAAGAGTCTTCTTTACCGAGGGATTGGTAAAAAACAGGAGTGATTATAGATTGGCAACGGATATAGAAGTTGCGAATCATGATGAGTACATTCGACAACAAGAAGAAAAAATGAAAGAGGAGGTAAAACTATGATTTTCGGAACACATAACAGTGCGACTGGTGGCCGCCTTACATGGTGGCTGCGCCCGTTGGCGTGGGTTATAAATCCTACGTCTAAATGTCAAAGTAGAAGTATTGCACAGCAACTTGCTGATGGCGTGCGAGTCTTTAATTTACAAGTGGCTTATGTCAATGGTAAATGGCGGTTTACGCATGGCTTGGCTGTGTATGAGGAAGATGTCTTCGATACGCTTGCCCTTATGCGCCTGTGCGCATCGGTAAAAGAGCCTATATACTTCCAACTATATCTCGACAAATGTATATGGGCTACGAACAGCGATACAGCTTTTGCTGGACTTGTTGCAGACATTAAAAGACAGTTTTGCTGCCAATACTTTATTATGCTTTCAGCATGGGTGGAGGGAACAGATAAATATCCACATAAGAGCGCGAGCAATGTTCCTATGGAGGAGCATTATTGGACGCTTGGGTGGTCTAAATTGTATGCAAAGAAATGGATAGACAAATTGCCGTTGCCGAAATACCACGCAAAGAAGTATAACGCGAAATATAAACGTGAGTGTAAAAGTGATTATTTGATGTTAGATTATTATAATATATGACAAGGGATGTGGTTAGGGTGACAACGGGGCTTGGGTTGTCAATGGTTGAGGAATTACAGTCGATGATCTGGGATATGCGCTGGTTGATTGCGCTGTGCGTGGTGCTGATAGCTGTGGATTTGATTTTCGGTATAGAAAATGCAACTGCGCACAAAGAGAAGATACGCAGGAGCAGGGCCATACGACGAACGTGTAATAAGTTTATAGATTACATGGCTTGGCTGCTTTTCGCGGGAGTATTTGCCCGGGCTTTCAGTGGTCCGTTCGGCTTGGCCGACACGACCATTACGGCGGGGGTGATGCTTGTTGCGTGTGTGAGCGAGGTGGACTCTATTGTGCAGAACTACACCGAGGCGCACGGAAAAGAGAGATTTAGCATTATGAACTTTCTGCTGAACCTTATTAAGCGCAAAAATAAGGATGTGGGCGGTGCTATTGAGGACACTTTAAAATATAAAGAAAATGAAAATAAGTGATTATGCTTTCGAGAAAATAAAAGATTTCGAGGGCCTGAGATTGAAGGCTTACCTATGCTCGGGAGGCAAGTGGACCATAGGGTATGGACACACAAAGGGTGTGCATGAGGGTATGGTTATTACCCGGCAGGAGGCGGACAGGTTGCTTGAAGAGGATATATTGTATTTTGAGAATTTTTTATCGAAAGAGAAATATGCGGAGGATATTACGCAAGGGCAATGGGATGCGCTGGTGTCGTTTATATTTAATTTGGGGATTGGCAATTTCATTTGTTCGACATTACGTAATAAGATTTTAATAAATATTGATGAGCCTACTATTCCCGATGAGTTCCGAAAGTGGGTGTTTGCCAAAGGTAAGAAATTGCAAGGCCTTGTAAAACGTCGGGAATGGGAGGCACAGATGTATGAATGGGAGTAACAAATAATAATTGGTGCCATGAGAGGATTGTTTTTTCTTCTTTTTGTATTGACTTTTGTCAATTGCTCGACAAGGTATGTGCCGGTGGAGACGGTGCGTATTGACAGTGTGCGCGTGGTAGATTATCTCAGAGATAGCATCTTCGTAAAGGATAGTGTTTTGGTTCAAAAAAAAGCGGATACTGTGTATATTGACAGATTTCGCATTGAATACCGCGAGGCTCTGAGGGTTGATACTTTTATAGACTTTAAGCGCGACACGGTTAACACTGTTGTTGAAGTTGAAAAAGAGCTAAGTAATTTACAGCAGTTGCAATTGAATATTGGTGCGGGGATGATGTGGCTTGTGCCTGCCATTGTGGGGCTGTGGCTGCTTTACAGGAATTTGAGAAATTAGAAATAGAGGGAGAGAAAGTCTCCCGCAATACCTTACATATTCTCGCGACCAAACAAGATATGACGGTGCAACCGGGCATTACGGGAGACAAAATCCTTGATGTTCGGTTACACTGTTTTTTGTTTGGTCGTCAGTGATAAAGATATGATAAGGATATGAGATTTTATCTTAATAAATGTTATTTGAATGTAATTTAGACTGTGTATAAATAGTATGAATAAGAATATTATAATTTTATATGAGGATGTTTTGAAAAAGGTTCTTGATGAATTTGGAATTTCGCAGAAAGATATGTTTTACTCGAATGAGGCGGAGTGTGTGCAGGCGAGAATGGCTCTTATTGTTGCGTTGACAGACATAGGACTCACTGATAAAGAGATAGCAGAGTGTACGAAGAAGATGAGAAGGTGTAGCATCTGCAAAATAAGAAACAGGTACAGGGATGCTGATGCGCCTTGGACGGTGAAGATGTGCATAGATAAAATAAAGGGTTCCTAAATAGTAATGGCAGTCAATTACGACTGCCATTACTATATTTTTTGATGGAGTGCTGTTACCTATTCCTAAGTAGTTACGAAGTAGTTCCTAACTTGTTACGAAGTGCTTTTATAGTTACGGACTATGTGAAAAATTTGCAAGGTCGGGGATGGTCCTCGGCCTTGTAACTTTTTAAATTTTAAATTTTATGTATTACGAACAAAGAGATTACCCTTCTCACACTAATAATAGTGAGGGGTATGAGCGCGGAACGCGCGAAAGAGCTGGCTGGGGTCTTGGCCTTGGTATTTTGGGCACTGTGCTTGGCGGTGCTGCTCTGTTGAAGCGTGGTGGTATTGGCGGCATCTTGGGTGGTGGCGGCGATATGCCTGCGAATGTGAACATTAACAGCTTGGGTGGTGGCAGTGTTGCGCCTACTGCTTTCGAAGCCTACAAACATGAGTGTGAGGATATTCTCGCGCTTACCAATGAACTGTGGAAGCAGAAGACGGGTACGCTTGTGGCTCTTGCTGAACAGCGTAACACTGATGTGCGCGAGAAGTTTGGCCTGTATGTGAACAATCGCGACAACATCGACGGAGTGAACAACCGTGTAACAAAGGAACTGTTTGACCTTTACAAGTACACTCGCGACAAGGACGATGAGACAAGGGAGCGTATAAGCCAACTTGAAAGTCGTGTGGCTGTGAATGAGGCGGTGCGCCCGTATCAAGACAAGATAATCCAATTGGGTATCAATGGTGTGTTGGCAGAGGCGATTAACTACACCGACCGTAAGACTTGCAAGATGATTACGGGTACTGTGGTGGTTCCCTCGACACCTACTATTACGGGATTTGGTAGTTATTGCTGCGGCAGTCAGCAGGCGGCGTAAACATAAAAAGGCAGGAAGTTATGTTTGGAAGTAATAATATGGACCCATTATTGGGTGGCAACAGCTATTCGATGCAGATGCAGGAGCTGGGAAAGATGCAACAGGACCTTGTGAACCGTATGCAGGCATTACAGCAGCTTGGGGAGCAGGTGCAACAACCGCAGCAACCTAAAAGTCAGACTCCTACATGGGACGAGATTGACCGTGTGACGGGGGCAATGAGCCAAAAGGAGTTTGATATAATGCTACAAAACGCGGAGTTCCAAGAGAGCCAAAAGCAGATAGATGCTATTACACAGCTGGTTCTGATGCGTGCGCTACGTCCGTTGATTGAAAACTCGAAAGAGGGAAAGGATGCGCTGGATTTTCATTTGACACTGATAAACCGCTTGAAAAAATCGGCTGCTAAGGAGGTTGATGCTGAAATGGCCGACTTCAAGGAGTATAAGAATAAGTATTCGCACATGAGTTATGACGAGTATTTAAAAACGAAAGGAGGTAGAAAATGAAAATAGACGACGTGAATGTATTAAAGGGGTCTGTAAAGGATGCAATAGTGTCGTGGGGAAACAAGAAAATTGATGAACTTTTTAGGAACCGCGCTACGGTGGCGGTGCTGGCAAAAAGAGGCCTTAATAATTTTGTGGCTTTACACGATGAGAAATTAAATACCTACATTGACAATGCGTTTATGTTCCTCGCGGACGAAAACGGGAATGTCGATAGTGATAGCATGGTGGATATGCTGTGTGAACTGCTTACGCAAATGGAGCAAAGAAACTATACGATGGGACCGATGACGGCAAAGATAGGTGCAGGTGTGGTGGCATTTGAACTTCCGCATAACTTCCTACTGGATATGTTTACCGGTAACATGGGAGTGATTAAGTTTACCAAGGAAGATTTCCTTGAATTGAAAAACTATTTTTAAATTTTATTAATTATGACAGAAGAGTATTTAGAGTATCTCGAAGAACTTGAAGAGAGCTTGCATAAGGGTATGAAAATAGTCCAAAAAGCGAAACAGAAAATAGGACAAATGGGTTTCCGTGATAATGGCGGTGGCTATGGAAACCGATTTGATGGTCCTATGGGACACAATCCTATGATGGGTGGTTATCCGCCTATGATGGGACAAATGCCGATGGGAGGACAAATGGGCTTCCGAGAGGGTGAAATGATGGAACGTAGCCGTGATGCGATGGGACGTTACACAAGAGGATAAACGTGAGAGGGGCGGGAGGTTCCTGCCCCTCCTTTAAATTTTAAAAAGATGAAAAATAAAATGCCAATGGATGTGTATGATTTTCTTTTGATGCCGAAAGAAAAACAACAGTATATTATTCTCTATGGACGACATTTCAATAAGAAATTATTTGAGTGGGCGGCTAAAAAGATGAGAAAGGAAAATAAACAGACGGGTAAAGTGGAGAAAGTTCCGGTATTCCAAAAAGAGGAGGTAGATAACTTGCTGAAAAAATATGGCGTAGAAGTGGAAAACAAGGGAGGATGGGACTACATATACGTTGCTCAAAAGTGCCGAGCTGACCTCTTAGGCGAGAGTGTGCCCGATGAACAGAGGCTGGCTTTGTATGTGAAGAATGTGTGCGATGATGTGGATGCTCCGGATGGATTGATTTTCCGTGAGTGGTGTGAACGTATGGTGGCCATGGGCGAAGTGGTGCCATGGGAAGAACTCGTAGAATGATAAGGCAACAGCTGTACATTGATAAATATGACTGGGTGGTTTACATCTATTATGCGGTGGATGCGTATTACGTCGATGAGATTATGATGCAACTTCACCGCATAAAATGTCCGTATGAATATATGGTACAGGCATGGGAAAATATGAATGCAGATAAACTGAACCAAGGACTGACGTATAGCAATTACCGAACGAGGGAGACCGTGATGGTGATAGGAAAGGCGTCGTCGCCTGCGGAATATGAAAACTCAATACAACACGAACTTAGACACCTCGTCGATAATATGGTGGAGGCATTAAGGTTGAAACCCGGGGAACCGCCGGGGTATCTTACAGGGGAAACGGCTATGATGATGCACCCGGTAACGAAATTATTGACGTGTGAGTGCGAATGTTGCAAAAAGAAAATAAAAGGATTGATGTATGGTCGGTTTTGATTTTTATATTGTTTTGGGGCCGCTCCTATTTACTTTATCCTTATTTTTGAAATAAAAAAAATGAGAGAATATAATATTCCTATCAGCACCCATAAAATAGCAAACGAGGTATATAGACGCACGGCTAATGCTGCTATGCTAAGAGGTGATGCTTCGTTTGTGGCTACAAAGGATAATAAAGATGTGATTGAGTCGTTCATAGAAGAAGCGAAAAGAGTTTTTCGCAGTGCGCTTGGGGTGTATGCCAATGGAAGAATGGGGTATAAGATGCCTGATAGCTGGCCTGATAGAAGTGTAGAAGTGGAGGAACTTTGCTTTTTATTTTTGTTGAATTTTACATTATTCAAGTGGTACGAACTTACAGGCACCAATGGTGAAGCTTTCAGAAATGCAGCTTCGGGCTTTGCTGATGAAATAAAAAATATTTTAAATCAAAGGGAAAAACCGATATGATATTGTTTGTTAAGGATTTACAGCGAGAAATTAATATTCTAAATTGGTATAAGGGCGAAGCGGAGAAAAGACGTGATGGCAATGCTGTTGTGATACAAAGTGATGCGGATGCTCAGGATGCTATGTTATATCATATTCGATGTGCAGTGACTGATATTCTGCGTTTCGTTAATAGTAACAGAGTGAGGTTCACATGCAAATACGAAGATGATTGTTTGTTGTTTGAGTTGTCTCCGTTGCGAGAAGGAAGAGAATATATTCTTGATATTTTAAAAGAGGCTATAAGACAATACATTGTGTATGAGGTCCGTCGCTTGTGGATGATGCTGGTGCGTCCGGAATGGGCCGATGCTTCGTTGAGAGAAAACCTAAGGCAGAATATTAAAGATGCTATATCGGCGGTGACATCAGGTGGTAATAGGGTAAGAAGGAGAGCTACTACTATGGGTATTTGAGTTTTTTTTGTGTGATGTGTGGATGAACCCCAACGTATTCCGAAAGGAATGTCGGGGTTCATTATTATTTTTCATATAGAATTTTGTCGATGACCTTACGCGCAGCGTCATCTGCTATCTTCTCATTTCGTCGGATGTAGATATTCGTAACAGCCATACCATTAGAATGCCCGAGAAGGTCTGATATAATATCCATGGGAATACCACAGTCGTTGTATGCGATAGTGGCAAATGTGTGACGAGCCCAATATGTGGAGAGCTTAGGGAATAGTGGTTTTATGGTTTTTTTTCCATGTTTGCCAATAGTGGTTGGCCCGATTTTTTTTAATTCTCGGTTCATCCTTTGCTCGAAATTCACATAATTAGAATAGGTGTCTCTAATATTTACTAAATATTCGTTTCCTCTTAGCTTTTCGAGAAGTTCCATTATTTCTCGTTCTATCTTAATGGAATATGGTTTTTTTGTTTTCGCGCGAGTGTATTCAATTCTTCCTCCTGATACATTTTCGTATTTAAGGGAAGCTAAATCCTTCATATTGATACCCCGCAGTAATATCATTAATTTGAAATAGTCTATATATTTTTTCGAATATTCTTCTACCGGATAATTGAATAACTCTTTCAGTTCATGAAGTGTTAAAGAGCGTTTTTTGATTTCGGCCTTTTTTATTTTAAACTTCCTAAATGGATAATGAGATGTTATACCTTCATCTATGGCATCATTGAAAACCGCTCTAAGGTATCTGAAATGTATGCTTATTGTTGCTGTGGATTGTCTTTTTTCAATAAGCCAATCTTCGAATAATTCAAGCCACTTAGGTGTTATTTCCTCGAACGTAACATTGTTAATATCGCAGTATTCGGAAAGCATCTTGAAGGTGTATAGGTATGTTTTCTGAGTTATTCCTTTTTTTCTGTTAGAATAATTTAAAAAACAAGAACCAACGGTCGCCGTTTCATAACCATGCTCTCCTTCCTCTTTTCTTGCCAACATATTTTTTATTTCTTTTGCAGATAAACCTTTGAGCTTACCTGTGACTTTCCATTCATATAATTGGCAATCTATCTCAGCTTTCCTCGCCAACAGTTGATTATTTAACATCTGAGCTCGTGGATGCTTCAATATTTTGTTTCCGTCCCATTGTTCGGGGTTAAGTTTTACACCTAATAATATATATACGGATTTTCGTTCATGAGTAATCGTCAATTTCAGAGGGTAGGGGGCATCCCCTGACCTTGTGTCTAAATATAATTTTGTTGTTGCCATGATTATTGTTTTTTGTTTGCAAATTTGCAAGCCATTTGCAAGCAGCTTGCAAGCAAGGTTGTGCAAATATGGGCATTTTTGGGCATTTTTGGGCGTTTTGTCGCAATTTTTACATGCTGTAAAACATAAAAAACAAAGAGGAAAAATGTTTGTTTCAATGCTTATTTCATTGATTTTCAACATCTTTCCTCTTTTGTACGCCGTCAGGGACTCGAACCCTGGACCCATTGATTAAGAG